GTCAAAACAAAACAGGATGAACATAAGTGGCAGAAAGTGAAGGAAATTGCACAGAAGGCAGGTAAGGGTGACAACTACGCCTACATCATGGGAATCTACAAACGCATGAAACCTGACTACCAGTTCAAAACGGCAGTTGAGAATCTGGTTCGACGGTTCATGGCCAGAACCAAGGCCCCCGTTTTCGTCAAGACCCCAAAGGACAAGGCACTGTGGGCCAAGGCAGACGAGCTGGCGAAGAAACAGGGGCATGAAGGGGACTACGCCTACACGGTCGCCATTTTCAAGCGCATGAAGCCAGATTACATGAAGGGCAAGCCCCAACAGCCGTCCCTGTTCCCGAAATCTGCCGGTCAGGGAATCTTGTCCGACCCGACCAACGTCGATAGTTGGATATCTGAGCTTGACAATCCTGGGCACCCGCAGATGGCCTACGTGGCGGACATGCTTCGTCGCATCTGGAAAAAGGACCCGGTTCACCTCCAGATGGCACTGATGGACCTCCTCACAATGACGATGAGAAGGTCAGCGGCCCAAGTCAGCACGAACTCGGCGGCCATCTATGCCATCAGCCCGGAGGGCATGGCCAACGTCTTCAATGACCCCCGTTGGGCTGAGATTGTCGCGGGCAAGAAGATCGGCTTGAAGGACCACGAAATTCTGGTCCGGCAACATGGTGGCGCGGTCTTCCACACGGGCGGCGATGGTAATTTCGACGTGAAGATTCCAGATGCACCCGGCTACTCGCCCATCGTCAAGGAGATGGGCTACATCCCGCCCTACGAGACCGGCCCGGGAACCTCAGATTCTGTGGCCCGTGTCGCCAGCCGCTGGGCTGCTCTGAATGGCCCTTTCAATGCCATGACAGACGCCGAGTTGAACAAGTGGATCGAGGTCTGGGAGAGTGACGCCCCGGAGGTCTTCTGGATGGATGGCGAGCTTCGGATGTCCCGCCGGGATGCTTTGGGTTACTACCGGAACAAGTGGCGGTCGTGGCCACCCGAGAAGCAGCGGATCCATCTTGAGAGGCTCAAGAAAATCCGCTAGGAGGTTCCCATGAACGTGAATCGTGTCGCCCGCCGGTACATGCAGAAGCAGGCTCGGTCCAACGAGAGCAGGCTCCAAAGCCTGCTCGGGATGCTTCATGCTATCTACTGGAATCACTGGACGAGTCACTGGCAGTCCAAAGGTAATGCAGCATACGGCGATCACCTTCTATTCGAGCGTCTCTACGAGGCGGTCAAAGACGAGATTGATGGCCTAGCTGAGAAACTCGTGGCGTGGTTCGGGAACAATGCTGTGAACCCCCTTGTGATCCAGAGTTACAGTCTGGCCTATCTCAAGCGGTTACACGAGGTATCTCAGGAAGAGGACCCTAACCCGGTCGCCACGGCGCTGTCCCTCGAGCGGTTGCTGCAAGAGGCCTTGGAGGACGTGTACGCCGAACTCGACGAGGAAGGAGACATGTCTCTCGGCATGGACAACTTCCTTCAGGGGATCGCGGACACGCATGAAACACACATCTACCTGTTGCAGCAGAGGTCCAAGTTCGATCGAGGGGCTTGACGGAGATAGACCATGGAGGGTCCATCAACACCCTCTTCTGGTTGTGGCCCTGTTGCTCGTGCGAAACTGAGATTATCAAAGCGAAATGTTGAGTGCAGAGGGTTCCACTGGAAGTGCCTAGAAGTATGCCTTGCGACCCCGGATGATGATCAGATGTCGGTGTTAGCTGACCTCCTCGAGGCGATTCACAAGATCCGAGAAGACCACCCCGAGGTGGACTACCAGGAGGAGACCTTGATGCTACGGGATCAGCTTGAACAGCTGTCGAAGTGACTCGGGGTCGATAGGAATCTGAGCCGCCTTGGCGGCAGCCGAGGCGTCAGCCCCAACCTTCGGGTCCTCGAGAAGCATCTCCTTGTCCAGGCAGTACCGGACGTAGAGACCGACGGGAAGCCAGGACCGCAGAATATCCTTGGCGACAGTCTTGGGCTTGGATTTGGGTTTCCAGTGCCCGTTCGGGGCCGCCTGGATCACCTTCTCACCCAACTTCACCCCGTCGATGTAGATGTTGCCCGGCACCGGAGCACGGGGATCACTAGGGTCGCCCTGACCTACGTATACCTTTGCCCCGCGAACCACCTGGCCGTTGACCTTCAGGGTATCCCAATGGTGAGGAGGAATGTCCCCGGTGAGTGCTTCCACTGTGACCGCATCGTCGATGTCCATGGTGTTCATCCCACCGTTCATCACTTTGAGGAAGTTGTCCTCGGTCTCCTGGATGGCTTCGGACACGTCCTGAAGGGTGACGTTCACATAGCCCTTGGCCTCTACCTCGGCCAGCAGGCGCTTGGCGAGGTCCCCACCACCCCACATTATGTGGAGCTTCTTGTATGAGCGTTCCGCCAGGTCCCGGTAGCAAAAGCCCGACCAGATCAGGACCTGCACGGTGTCGTCGTTGTAGGTGATCCGGTTGCCGGATACCCCCCGGGTGATGCCCTTCTTGCGGACCACCAGATAGGCGAGGGTTCCCTTATCCTCTCCCCCCAACTCCGTGAGGGCCGAGGCAAGGGTTGCATCAGATGCGTTGGAAGCCGTGACGATTGTGCTCATGTGACACCTCCTTATTTCATCTACCGTTCCGTCAGACTTACTCATTCCTACCTAAACAGGAACAAAGCTGACTTCCTGCTTCACCGAGGCCGGTTTCGCCTGGCGCTTGCGCGCCGGGCCAGAGCCTTCCTCTCCACAGGCTGACACCGTGGAACTCACGGCCATGTTCTTCAGGTTGATTGCGGCGTTCACGTCGCGATCGTGATCTGCGCCGCATTCCGGGCAAATCCACTGCCGCACGGATAGCGGCATGTCTTTCTGTACCGAGCCGCAGGCCGAGCAGATCTTGCTACTCGGAAACCATCGGTCGGCGATCACCACCTGCCCGCCGCGCATCGCGGCCTTGTATTCCAGTTGCCGACGGAACTCGAAGAAGCCCATATCGGCTATGGAGCGGGCCAGATGGCGGTTCCTCACCATGCCGCGCACGTTCAGATCCTCGATGCCGATGGTGTGGAATCGGCGCGTGAGGTCCGTCGTGAGCTTGTGCAGGGCGTCCTGCCGGATGTTGGCGATCCTGGCGTGCAGACGTGCCAACTTCGCCTGGGCCTTCTTGCGATTGGCTGATCCTTTTTGCTTGCGGCTCAGACTGCGCGAGAGCCGTTGCAACCGGGTCAGCAGCGCCTTGTGAGGCTTCGGACCGGTGATGGTTTCTCCCGTCGAGAGTGTTGCGAGCGCGGATACACCCAAATCCACACCCACCACGCCTTGGTTTTCGGCTTTGGGCAAATGGGACTGATCGGGAACATCCACGGTGATACTGGCAAACCAGCGGTCGGCCACACGGGAGATCGTGGCCGACAGGATCTTGCCATTGAAGCGCAACGGCTCGCGCATGCGCACCCAGCCAAGCATGGGGATACGAATGCGGCAGCCGTCGATGCTGAACTGATCATTGGAGAGCGTGAAACGGTCGTGCACGCCCTTCTTGCGGAACTTAGGGTACTTGGCGCGGCCTGCAAAGAAATTCTTGAACGCTTCGCCCAACTGGATGATCGCCATTTGTGGCGCGTTCTTGGTGACCTCCAGCATCCACGGGAATTGCTCGCGCTTGATGGCGTTCAACTGACGGCGTAGTGCGGCTTCCGAGGGCTTGGGCAAGCTGTTGTCCTGTTTCCAGGCTTCGTACTGCCGTTGCCACTCGGCCAGCGCCCAATTGTAGGCAAAGCGCGCCGTGCCTGCGGCCTTGGCAAAGTAGGTGGCCTGCACGTTGTTCGGATCGAGCGCGATCTTGTGGGCGATCAGCATTGGGATGCCTCCACGGCAGCTTTGATGCCTTCGAGCAGCTTCTGGTTCTTGCGCGAGCGGCTGCCATACAGGCGGGCAGGCGGAAAGAACAAGTCGAGTTCGTCTTTAGTACGATAGTCGTTCACATCATTGCTTGCTGTTTCAGGATTACGACGCATGTGATAGGCGCGACGGTTGCAAAGCCGTAATCGCACCCGTGCGCAGACGGCGCAATACACGTCGGTGCTGCTGCGCCTTTCAAACGGTTCTGAACATACCGGACATACCATGGAATAGTATGCGCCTTTACGTTCGGTGAAACTGACAAAACGGTTGTACTTTCTTTCAAGCCGTGCGCCATCACTATCCCGATACACCCACTTTAGGAATGATTCTGCTGCAACAGAGTTACGGGACTGGAGGACTCGACAGTAGTGGTTGTTTGTTATACTTCTCCCGGAAATTCGCCCACTATCGCCACTGCGAGATACGACAAAAAAGTCATTCCCACTCGGGATAACACTTTTATACCATTCCACGGATTGCTCATTACCCGCTATGTAAACGCGAAGTTGAGCGCGTTCAGACCAAACAGACCCATCGCCGTCGAATACCCCACGCATAAAGTGAGAAATAAGACATGATGGTATATTTGACGGCGCTCCAGTTATGGATTTTCGGTTGTGAAACCCGTATTTAGATAGAACAGGGATAAGCGCCTTGTTGTTGATAACCAGATCAGCCGCGTTGGAATTCTTCCGGGCATAAATAGGCGCGGTGAAACCTCCAATATCCGGCAAGGCTCGGAGCCAATCTACGTCAGAAGAGGTGATACGAAGTCCCTGCTTACCGAGGTAACCATCCGCCCACGCAACGCCAACGATGTACGCACGCTCTGGTGTTAGTTTGTGTGGTTCAAACAGGCGTTCGTCGCATGTGTACTTATAGCCCATCGAGCGCTCTCTTGATTTCGGCAGAACCGAGTTTGATGCCTATCACCGTGATGATCTCCAGCACGTCCTTGGCAAGGTCTTCCTCGAAACTCGTGTCTTCGCCTTGGTTGAGGATGACCACCTCGACCTGCTTGGCCTCGCAGATCGCAAACACCAGCTCGGCCCCAAAGCGCAGCAGCCGATCCTTGTGCGTGATCACCAATCGTCCAACTTCGTCCGCCAGAATCATGTTGAGCAGGCGCTTCAGGCCTTTCTTGTGGTAGTTCATGCCGCTGCCAAGGTCGGCGATGACCTCGAACGTCCAGCCCTGACGGGCACAGTAGAGCTCGAGCACCTGCTTCTGCCGCTCCAGATCTTCTTTCTGGTCGTGGCTTGAGACGCGGGCGTAGGCAACGGTGCGGCGCTGATGAGCATCCTGGGGGCGAAACATCTCAGGGCGCAACCGCGCAAGATCGTATCGGCGGCACCCTCCGGGCGTTCGCTCATCGGGAAGCAGCCGCCCCTCACGCTCCCAGCGCCGCAGCGTCTGCGGCGACACACCAAGCGCTTCGGCGGCTTCGTGAATGCTAACGAGCTTGCGTTTCATGTTCGAATTATGCATGAATGCGCAAGAATAGTCAACTATCGAGAGAACAGTTCAAACCCCTACACGGAGATTTTCAAGGCCCCATTCACCCTCGCAAAAACGACACACAATTCGGCCAGTGAAATCCGACAGTCAGGGACCGACAGGAGAATCGGGAACTGCGACGGTTAGCCGCTGTAGGCCATGAGGCACTGGGCCAGGCGAACTTTGAGGTCAACAGACTTCCCGGCCTCTTCCTGGGCCGTCAACCATTGGTCCAGTTCCTTCTGGGGGACGACATGGACGGTGATCTCCTCGCCTTCGGCCGCCACGCCCCCACCCGAGGCCATCTTTTGGCACCCGGTGGCCAGGAGAATGGTGAGGGCCTCAGAGGTCATGCCGGGGGACACCGGCCCGTGGCACATCGGGATGATGGTGTCCGAGGTGTAGCCGGTCTCTTCCATCAATTCACGCAAGGCGGCCGTTGCTTCCGGGTCACCCTGGTCGCCTTCGTTCGGCTTGTCGCCCACAAGGCCTGCTGGCAGTTCGATGACGTTCCCACCCATCGGGGGTCGGAACTGATCGACGAGGATGAGTTCGTTGTTCGGGGTCACGGCGATGACAGCCACGACTCCCGTGCAACACTTCCGCTCGACGCACTCGTAGCCATCCTTCGATAACATGCGAAGGAACCTGCCCTCATGGAGAACCACATCTGCACCCATCGAAACCCCCGTCAATTCGCCAAGCCCGTATCGTCGTCCTGGGACACCCACCCGGAGTCGTCCCGGGTATCGTCCGGAACTACGATGGTTGGCTTCGGCTTCTGCTTTGGCTTCAAGGATTCCTCGTAGGTCTCCTTGTGCCATTTCTCCCCTGGAATCTCCGGCATCGTCGGGTCGGGCATCTCAAACTCCTTATTTTGTGTCGGGGGACCGCCGGGCGAACTTCCCTTTCGGGTCCGTCCACCCGGCCCCGTGGGGGGTTCTATTGACCCGCCGCTCCGGGTGTCTCCCTTCCCACCTGGATTACCCGCTCGGTGGCTTCTCTAAGCCCATTTATGATTTCAAGGAGTTGCCCTCGTTGGCTTAGGGGTGCCTAGTCACCGGTAGTCTTTATGCGGGGATGATGAAAAGACCCCGATTGAAAACGGAGGAAACAATGGATACGAACGCGCACAGTGCACTGACGGCCCGAGTCCTGGCGGATGCCCGCGTGGGTACCTTCACCGGTCTGATCACGCGCAAGGTCGGCGTGGAGCGCGGCCGGGGCGCGGACCGGAAGGTGTACGGGGATGACCTCGTTCACACGGTCATCTTCACCGGCTTCTCCTACACCAACCTGGTCCGTCGGTCGCTCGAGGCCCTGAAGGGCGTGACGGACGCCGAGGTCGTGGCCAAGGACGCCATCCGGAACGGCACGGCCCGGTTCACCGAGGCGGACGTGGCGGCGGCCCGTGCCGAACTGGTCGAGTCCTTCGAAAAGACGCTGGCCGGGACGAACGAGTCCACCACGGACGCGGTGTATGAACCGCTCGTGGTGGACGGCGAGACGGTCAAGGGTGCCCGCGTGTACCGCTGCAAGCGGCAGGCCGGGGCGGAGGGCGAGTGTCACTGCCGTGACTGCGCGGGCGATGCCCGCGCCCCCAAAGACGGCACCATCTACCTGCAGGGCCTGGCCGTGTGGAGCACCGTGCTGGAAGCAGCCCCAAACGGTCCCGCCCCGGAACCGAACAGTTCGCCCAAGACCCTGGCGAAGGAAGCACTGCGGAAGCACTGCCCCATCCGCAAGTACGTCAGCTACAGGCTCGAACCCAAGGGTTCATGGAGCCTCCGTGCCGGTGGCACCGCCGCGGTCGAAGCGACCAGCAAGGGCTTCGTCGTCACGGACGCCATCCTCGACGTGATCGAACGCAACGCCTGAAACCCGTTTCCCCCTCTCCCGCACCAAAGCCATTTCCCTCAACCTGGCCCGGGTGTCGTCCGAATGGTGATGGCCCAGCCCGTGGGTGTTGCCGATGTTCTTGGCACTGATTTTCGCCCGGGTCTCTTCCGAAAGGTGTTTCCCGAACCAGTGATTTTTGTCGCCACGGTGAGCATCCCCGATTTTGCGACGGGTCTCGTCATTTATCTCGTGCCCCGGGAGTTGCCACTCTTGAAGAGGGCGTTGCAATGCCAGCTGCCTGAGTTTGGCTTTGGTCTCCGGGGTGTGCCTCTGCGCCCGAGACGCAGCAGCAATCTTGGCTTTGTGCTCTTCCGTGAACTTTCGACCTTTCATAGCAGCGCTGATGCGAGCCCTGGCCTCGGGGGACATTCGGTTCCCGGCGTTGCTCCCAGCCTCTTTGGCCGTGTTGTAACCTTTCGACGGGTCACAGACCCCGAACAGGTCCATGTACCTTTGTTCCGTTTGGACCAGAATCGCCTGGTCCGTGATCTCCTCCAGAATCTCAAACTCGAATGCTTCGGGGCCATATTTGCCCCAAGCCCGCTGGAGGTGTGTCGAGTGGTGAGAACCTTTTTTCAACTGACGGCGGTGCAAAGCCCATCGCCATTCGAGATTGGTTGTTGACCCCACGTAGCGTTTGCCGTTCGTGGAATTCCGGATGCAGTAAACAGCCATCGTTTTCAAAATTCACCTCCAACCACATTCTGATATTGGCAGTTTACCGACCGGAGGTTGGCCGGGTCTGGGTGGGTTTAGCCGCCCCCGTTCGCGGGTTGTCTCAATGTGGGAAGGAACGGGCATGAGGCCCTTGAAAGGAGATCCGATCATGGCCACGAAGATCAAGACGTTCGGACGCCCGGAGTGCCGCACGGTGCAGGCCCTCGCGCTGGCCGCCCTCGAGAAGGCCGCCGCCGACCTGGGCCTGAAGGTCGCGTACACCAAGGGAAGCTTCTCCCCCGCGTCGTTCGCGGCCACGTTCACGTTCTCGGCGGTCGGGGACGGTGGCGTCCCGGCGGACTTCACCATGTACTGCGGCCTCTACGGCATGAAGCCGGAGGACTACGGCCGGACGTTCCTGAACGGCGGCAAGACCTACAAGGTCGTGGGCCTGAACGTCCGCAAGGTCCGCTACCCGATCACGGCGGTCGAGATCGCCACGGGCAAGACGGTCCACTTCACCAAGGAAGGGGTCGTGGCCCTGCTGCGCTCGCAGGACACCAAGGCGGCGGCGTGATGGACTTCGTGATGGGCGTGGCCACCGGCTTCTGGTGGTACTACATCGTACCCGGAATCGGGGTCTCGCTGGCGACGTGGATCACGGAAGCCATCATGCTCCCAAAGTCCCGACCCTTCCTGGAAGAGCGGTCTCTGAATCTCGCGGCCCTGGCGGTTGCTTTCACCGTCTCTTTGTGGCGATGGCCCCTTCTGTTCTTCGCGGCTTTCATGGCCTACATCAAGGGCAAGACCCTGCTGATCACGTTCGTCGAGATCAACCAATCCAAGAGAAAAACCGACGCTGCGATCAGGGCTCGTGAGGCCCCTCTCAGTCGGACGTGGGAAAAACGAAAGAATGCAGAGGGGACCACGTTCCATTATTACGTTTCCGATTTCCACCGGGCTGACGGGCAACCCCCCGAGCGCCGCCTGACCCACATCCTTCGGCAGGCCAAGGGGGAGAAGGTGGCCTCGAACCGATGCATGTCGGCCAACCTTGATCCCCTGCCTTTCGGGGTCTACGGTGGTCTCTGGGAAGCCAAGTGGGCCTGCGAGAAGGACACCCTCTGGTTGGATCTGTGTGTCCCGGCCAAGGACGCCCAGCGGGAAGTGGCTTACCAGGAACTGAAAGACCGCTACCAGCACTCGGTTTAGGATTCGCGAGTTTCGGGTAGACTGTATGCCTGGGGGCAACGGTTTTCCAGGCGGCGACGGCAGCGGCCTTATGGCAATGGCCGGGGCTATGGGGGGTTACTTGATTGACCCCCAGGCGGCCCGGGATAGATTCCCGGGAGCGGTGGTTGGAGCTAATCGGGCGGGCCACGCGACACAGTGGTAGGGGACGGATGTCTGGGTGGTCATTCGTCCCTCCCGCCGACAGCGGGGTCGTTCTGGAAACGGGGCGACCCCGCTGGGCGGTGGTTCTTGGGAATTCCATGGAACGACCCCGACACGGTGTTGACACTCCCTGTCCTCCCGGCTGAACAACGATAAACCGCAACTAAATAGCGCGGGGTTCGTTTTCCATTCGATAATCTGCTTAGTGTGACCGGCCCTTGAGGGGCCCTGGCATAGAAGCAGATTTCGACCCTAAAGGCATCAGCGCCATGAATGGGTCGATCAACGGGAACACTACAATGGAGGACCTCATGAAACACAAGACAGCATCTATGCCGGTTTCGGATCGCCTGACAGTACTGGTGCGTACCGCTAGGGCCAACCCAAGTGTCCTGACATCTCTGCGTCCGGCCATCCGGGAAGCCCGGGGTGAATGGGTCGCTTTCCGGCGTGTAGCCTCTACATTCCCCCGGATCACGGAGACGGCGTGGAATGGCCTCACCATTCCCGAGAAGTACGCCCTCGTGAAAAAGGTCGCTCGCAAGCCCATCGCCCTGCCAGTGACCCAGAGTGCGGTTCGGAACGGTGAGGCTTTCATGACTTATGTCATTGATCCGGTGGGGAATCACTCGAAGTTCTACGAGGCCCTAATCGTCCCAGAGAATGGTGGGTTCCGAGTCAAGCGTCGGTGGGGTGCCCTGACGGACTCCCGCATGACTGGGCGAGTTGAAGGCGAAAAGTTCGACAACGACGACCGCTTCTGGTTCCCCTCCATGGAGCAAGCCAAGCGGGAACTCGCCATCCACTACGCCACCCGGATCTCCCATGGTTACATCGACGCCTACGGGTCCAAGCACGTGACCCCGGACGGTCACCGGCTCCCCTTGGGCGAGTACCCGGTGGGTCTGGACCGGAACGTGGGATTCGGATGGGGCACCCAGTCGGTGACGAAGTGCATCCCGGCACTCAGGGATCTGGCAGCAAGCCTGTCCGACGCCATCGGGGCCATCCAGGCAGGTGCCCCAACCGCCACCCTGGACATCAAGACCCCGCTGGACAGGGCCCTCGGGTTTGTCCGCCTTGTGGTTCACGCCGATAGCACGATGGGACAGAAACTGGTGGTTGCGATCACCAAGGCGATGCGCCGGATCGAGGGCGGCCCTAGGTTCGTGCCGGACCCGGAAGGTCGGCGCCTACGTGCAGATCTGGTGGCCATCCGCAACTATGTGACTAAACAAATCTCTTACTGCGGTTGAGGTGATCGTGACTGGGACTACCACAGTGATGGTCCTTGTTGTTGATGATGACCCGGAATTTGTTCTTCTGATCCGGGATCTGCTAGGGGATGCCACTAGAGCAAATTTTGTTGTCGAATCGGCAGATAGTATAAAGAAAGGTATTGAAGCAGTTGAGAAGGGCCGATTCGATGTCATTCTTCTGGACTACAAACTCCCGGATGGGGATGGACTCGAGTTCCTGAACCGCCTCGAGAAAGCCCACATCAAAGTGCCAGTGATCGTTGTCACAGGCCACGGGGACAAAATCGTTCAAATGAAAGCCCTCGAAGCAGGAGCGGTGGAGTACCTGAGCAAAGGCACTTTCAATGCCGAGCTCCTTGAACGGACCTGCATTTACGCCATCGGAATGCAGGAGAAGAGGAACCGCAACGGTAGTGGTCCAGGTGTTGGGGTGCTCATCGAACAGCTAGTTGAGCTGACCCGAGATTCTGTGAAAGCCCAGACAGAGGCAGCTTCCGAGACCAGGGAGATGCGTCGTGAGATGGCACTAGGGTTCGAATCCCTCAAGACAGATATCAACAATAACCTGATGGCGACCGAGATGGACATTAAGGCCCGCCGGGATCTATGTGCCAAGGATTATGAGAGGGTCATCGCGGAGATTCAGTCCCTATCTAAGTTCCGATGGCTCCTCGACTGGATCAAAACCAATACAACGCTTGCTATCGTCATTTTCGTGTGCCTCCTCCTGGCTCTTGCTCTTGGGGTTGTCATGCTAAAGTTTGTCGACGTCGATAAGGTCAAGAACCTGAAAGACGCTGCAACCGGAATGCTGACCACCCCTCCTGAATCAGGGTGGCGACAATGGGTGACCTGAACCTCATCCCTCCGGACTACGTGATGGATGCGCTATTCATTCACGACGCGGAGCAGAGTCCCGTTGGACTTTTCCTGGAGGCTAACCAAGCAGCGTGCGAACAGCTCGGGTTCACCCGCGAAGAACTTCTGAAAATGACCCCTTTGGACATCGACGATCCAGATTCTGCGATTGACATTCGGCCCGTAATCGAGGCCCTGACTCTAGGAAAACCCGTCCTTTTCGAGCAGGTGCATGTCACCAAGGATGGCCGAAAGATCCCGGTTGAGGTTCATGCTCGTCCGATTCAGTGGAAGGGCCGTAAGGCCGTTGCCTCTATTGTCCGAGATATCTCTTCGCGCAAAGCGGCGGAGTCTGCCCTCAGGGTCAGCGAAGAGAACTTCCGAAGCGCGTTCAGCCATGCCCTGGCGGGTCAGGTGATTGTCGCCCCGGACGGAACATTCATTGAGGTCAATCCGGCTTTCGCCTCAATGCTGGGCTACACCCCAAAAGAGCTAGTAGGGAAACGGGTCAATGACGTGACCCGCCCGGACGATAGCGGCATCACTGATCGAGTGTTCCAGGCCATGCTGATTGACGGATCCTCCTATTACCGCACCACCAAACGTTATGTCCATCGGGACGGGCGGATCGTATGGGGAGAGGTCAGTTCCGCTGCGATCAGGAACGTGGACGGTTCACTCAAACATTTCATCACTCAAGTGGTGGACATTACCGATAGGATCCAGGCTGACGAGCTTAAACGCCAATACCAGGAGAGACTCGAGACAATGGTAGAGGAGCGGACCCGGCAGTTGCAGGAAAGCAACTCAGCCCTCCAATTCTTCGCTTACGTTGCGTCCCATGACCTCCGGGAACCTCTCATCAAGATCTCAGCTTTCGGCCAAAGGTTGGAGGAGAGGTACGCCCCCGAACTGAGCCCGACCGGTCAGCAGTACCTGAAGATCATGCAGAATGCAGCAACCCGGATGCTCAATCTCATCGACAACATCCTTGCCTACTCGAGAGTGGGCAAGGATGATTCCCCCCTGATGATAGTGGACGTGGGGTGTGTGATCCGGGAAGTGATCTCTGATCTTGAGGTGTCCATCCAGGAGGCCGGGGCTGTGATCCGAGTGTCCGGATCCATGCCGAGGATCCAAGCCCGCTCGATGCAGATCCGGCAAGTGTTCCAGAACCTCATATCCAACGCCATCAAGTTCCGCAAGGCGGGCGTGCCCCCAATTGTTCAGATCACGGGGCAAATCAACAGAGGATGGGCCACAATCACGATTTCAGATAACGGCATCGGGTTCGACCAGCAGTATGCCGATAAGATTTTCACGATTTTCACTCGACTGCATACCCGGTTCGAGTACCCTGGCACCGGGATTGGCCTGGCCATGTGCCGCCGCATCCTGGATCAGTACAAGGGGACGATCTCCGCAAAAGGGGAACCGAACGTAGGGGCCACGTTCACGATCCGCATCCCCCTCATAACCGGGCAAATCCGCACGGTGCTAGTGGCCGATGATCATGATGTTGTGGTTCAGGGAATCTGGAAGGTCCTTGAACCTGAGAAGGACTTTCACATCATCGGGCAAGCACCGGACGGGGCAACCGCCGTAGCCATGGTTCGTCGTCTTGTTCCGGATATTGTTATCCTGGACGTGAACATGCCCGGAATGAACGGGGTTGAGGCAGCCCGAAGGATCACCACCGAGTTCCCCAAGATCCTGGTGATTGCTTTGTCCATGGGACCACATGACATAATGGAACCTATGATGCTCAAGGCAGGGGCTAGGGCCTACTTCAAGAAAGAAGATAGCCTCCAAGGGTTGGTAAATCTGATTCGAGAACTTCTAGCAAGTGAGGGCTCCGATGGCCGCTGACATTCCCTTGGTTTTGTTCGCTGAAGATGATGACGAGGACTGGATCCTCATATCAGATGTCCTGGACAACGAGTGCCAGGCTAGGATGCGATACGAAAGGGTCAAGGACGGCGAAGCCCTGCTTGCCAGGCTCAGGGACCCATCGCTCCCGATTCCCCACCTGGTCATGCTGGATCTCAAAATGCCCCGCAAAGACGGCACTGAGACCCTCAAGGAGATCCGAGATGATGTCAATCTACGGCACATTCCAGTCATCGTTCTGACCACCTCGAAACTGGAGGCTGACATTTTCAGGGCCTACCATGCGGGGGCAAACTCCTATCTGGTCAAGCCCGTCAGGTTTCCTGAAATGGCTAACATTCTCAAGGCTGCTCACCACTACTGGGCAGAAATTGCTACGGTCCCCCTTCCCCGCTACCCTTGATTTCAGGCTTGGATTCCCCACCTGGTAGATGGTGGACCGGAAATCACTCTTGATCACTACTTCACATCTTTGAGGACATCCCGGATCTGGGTCAATAGTTCACGCCGAGCCTGGTCCTTGGCAATGAAGTGCTGCATGTTCGCCCGGATCGGGATGACGGAGGCGACCCCCTTGATCTGCTGGAGGGCAGTCAGGGTGGCTTCGAGGTCCTTACCTTTGAGTTCCCGAGTGAGTGTCACAGTAAAGGCCGCATACATGTCGTTTTCGGACATTTTCACCTCGGGGGCCGCCACCACCGGAGCTTCTGCCTCTAGAACGGTCTCCTGGGGTGTCTGCGTGCCTTCCACTGTACCCTGGACTTCATCTCTAGCCCACCATGCAAATTTGCAGATAGGCATGACCCCGCTGGGGATGCCCCGATGATGACTGACTAATCTCCATGAGACTGTTTGATACTTGGCTTCACCGGGATGGTTCGGGTCCTCCGCCATCGAGACCACCTGCCGAATGACCCCCTGAGTGTTCCGATACGAGCGCCCCTCTTTGATGTCCCGAGTTTTCATTTCCTGTCCTTCAAAGCCCCCCTGTGTTACCCGAGATCAAGGATCTTTGCGGGGGTCCTCAGAATCCTATTTTTTAGATTCCATTGACCTGTCGGCCTCTCTATGGGTAGTCCACTCGCACCATCGTCCCATCCTGCTTGACACAGTGACTGCCCCCAGCGTACCTGCCATGGCTGTATCCTTGGGATCTACACCATGGATCGAGACGACTCTCAGCGCAGGCTCTCAATGTGAGGAGGGCCCCTATCATGGCGAAAATGATCAGGACTAGCATGACTAGATCTTTCATGGCTTTCATTTGGGTCCCCCCAGCATGGCGATGGCCCGGTCGGCGTCCTCCCCCGTCAGGCCCGTCTCGAACGATGTTCGCACGAACCTGTCCTGGAACGGGGCGATATCTGAGTCATCGTCGATGACGATGAACGTCGCATCTTTCCAGTCGGGGTGGCCGTCGAACCACGCCTTGATCTCGTCACCCCGGGTCGCATCCATGTCGGCCAACTTGGGGGTGGTCCCTTCCACCATCCCGGTCACGCCCTTGGCCCCGAGCACGATCTGCATCATGGACCTGGCCGGGTAGCGAAATCTCCAGGTGGAGGACACGACGATCCACGCCCCGGTTGCGTCGGTGACCCGATTCAACGCTTTGACATTCACCGGGTCGATGATGTCGTAGGGGTTGGCCGGATCGATGTCTATCCGGTCGCAGGTCGTCCGGTTGTTCAACACACCGTCGATATCCAGGAAGATCAGCTTCATGCTATTCTACTCAGCGACCGGGTTTCCCAAGGGCATCCCCCTCCAATTCTCCTCCAGCGAGCGGGCCAGGGCGCGGTAGGCTAGCCCCCTGTCGAGATCCTTGATCAACGAACGCAGGGCGTCTTCCCGCGCCCAAGCCGCCGCTCGGGCGACGTAGGAGGGTTCACCCAGGAATGCCATTTCCACCAGGCCCTCATCCAGGGCGGCGAGGGCATTCCGACGCACAGCATCGTAGAACTTCCACACCGAGTACGGCGTGGCCGTCTCGATGAAAAGGCGGCACCGGGCCACGACTTCGTTTCCCCACGGGTGCTCCTCGCGGGGGCTGACCTTGTGGGTCTCGATGTAAGCGATCGGATCCTTCTCGTATTCCTTGATGGGCTCCGCCACCGCCTCCTCGAACCGCTCCTCGATGTCCCGCCGCAGGATATAGCCCGGACCATAGAAGGGATGGAACGCACCCTCGGACAGCGCCTCGAGGATGCTACCGAACCAGGTGTCGAACGGCGTCTGGGGCACGGAGCACACGGCGAACCTTTCCACCTCGGACAGGACCTTCGGGGCCAGAGACCCCTGTTCCCGCTCGATGGTTTCGATGTCGATCTTCGGCAGGGACATCATCGTGGCACCTCCTTCACCATGACTACCCGTGAGACATCATTTCTAAGCCCAAGGGGGGCTTAGAATCTGGAGGTCGCTGGTTGCCCCATTGTGGGAGGTGGTGATGATGAAGAAGCGGATCTACTTCTTCGACTGGCGCGGGACACTCGACCAACTGCCCGAGATCGATGTAGAGGAACTCATTTACCGACTCAAAGCGAAAGGGCACATCGTCGTCCTGTACTGCGCGTGCCCGAGTGATGTGCCCCAGGACATCGCCCGGATCTTTGACCATGTCCAGTCCATCACCTCGATCAACGAGGTGGTCAGTGGGATGCTCGCCGGGGTTGAGGAACTCGGGTTTTTCCGCCTGGGCGACTATGAGGGAGTTGACGAGGTCGTGTTCATCAATGACGAGACGTGGCTCAAGGAAAGCGTGGAAGACAACGATGCGGTCCGAAGGTTCGGTGTTCGGTGGACGTTCGTGAATGCCAAGGACATTAAGACGATCCTGCCTGGGGGTCAGTAATGCTTTTCGCCCTGTGCAAGGGCCACGGCAAGTGGGGCATGTACATTGCCATCAAGAACAGTTTGACGGACCCGTTACCATCGAGGGCCTGATGCAGGTGGCTTCGTGGCTGACCCGTGAGCGGGCCGAGGACCTGCTTTTCGGGGGGTGGGGAATCCCTACAATGGGCCGATGAAAGTGGTTGCACTGACGTGCGACCCAGCCGGAACTCTCCGGACCGACAACACCCGGATGAAGGTGTGGCTGCCACCCGATCTAGTGCCTGATGAGACTGGCACGTAAGATGAGGGGTAAGCACGTCATGCAGTCCGACCAGGGCGCCCCGTTCCTCATCGGACCCTGATGGGGGCTTACTTGGAATGAGCGGGTAGAGTGTCCCCGTCTCGGACGAGGGATCTCCATGACCCGTGTTGCTTTCCTCTCTGACCTGCACCTCGGCGGCTACAACACCCTCGGCCCTGACAAGGTCACCTACCGAAAGGGCATCGCCCAGGTGATTCGGTACCTACAGGCCCAGCAGATCACCCACATGGTCCTTCTAGGGAACGTCCAGTTGTCCAGGATGTCCCCTAGAAGGACCATG